TTGCTTTACAAGTAATAGTTGGTAGTAATTGATCTTCAGACGTTTTCACTTTTGCAGTCATTTCTGCACTTTTTTTTGTAGGATAAAGAGTATTAATAACATTGTAATCATCATCAATTACATCTAACTTACCCTTTCTAAATCTGGAAGAATGTTTATGCATGAATTCTTTAAATCCCAACTCTTTACTTAACTGTTCACAAGCATTAACCTGGTGTTCATTATGTTTAAAAACTAACATATCCCAACGAGCATCACCTCCTGCACTAATAAATTCTTTTGCATTAGCAATAATTTTATCCCAGTTTGTGTTAATTCTGTATAAAGAATGTGTATCTTTTAATCCATCAATACCAAATATAACTCTTACATTTATTTTTGCAAGTGCTTTCCACCATTCTATACTTCTACCACTACCATTAGTATGCATTACTAATGACATATATGGATTATGCTTATACAAATAATTAAAAATTTCTAAAGTATCTTCGGCTATCATTGGATCGCCTAGGTTACCACACATACTAAGATGATTTAATTGTTTAATAAAGTCAACGTCAAACCACTTTATAAAATTTGTTAATGAAACTTCTTCTAAGTCTACACCATCTCTTAAAGGACCACCCTGAATTCTTCTAGGACACATAGGGCAACGAGCTTGGCACTTGCTCGTTACTTCAAAATGTATTGACTTTATATCTTCTATATTATACATTATAATCCTAACGCAAGTTTAGCCTCTTCACTCATCATATCTTGAGTAAATGGCGGTGTATGGGTTAACTTAACTCTAACTTCACCAATTCCATCTACCTTCATAACGGCTTGTTTTATGCCTTCAGAAATTGCACCCGCCATCGGACAAAACATAGATGTAAGCGTATGAGTAATTGTAACATCCTTATCCTTAATATCAATATCATAAATTAATCCTAAATCAAAAATATTGATACTTGTCATCTCTGGATCATAGACCGTTTTTAATTGTTCTATTATTTGTTCCTTCATTTTCTACCTATAATCATATATCTGTCATATTTAGGTAACTCTAATGTACCTGAATAAAACTCTTTACCTATTTTTGACTTCCATCTAAAATCTTTAAGACTTTCTGAACAATTAATATGTTCACCATGCGACACAAAATTATTACTTTGTACAACAATCCATGTATCATTTGGAACTTTATCTAACCAAGTATCATATTGCTTTTGCGTAATATGTTCGCAACTGGTATTAATAACAATATGTGGATCATCTGTATATTCATATTCACACATATCTGCTGTAACTGCCGTAAATCGTTCCTCTATCTCATATTGTTTATTCATTTTTAATGCTATTTCCTTGCACGTAGGATCAATATCAATAGATCTAATATTTCGTACACCAAGTTTGCTGTTAAAAAGCATTGTAGCCAAAATTCCATACCAGCCTCCAAAAATAACTATTTTATTTGTTGTTGCATGAGTAACTTTAGCAAGTTCTTCACATAGCCAAACTTTACTTTTAAGTTGACCATGCCAAAAACTTTCTAACATATGATATCGTTGATGATTTTCTTCATCACGGATTGCATCCATCCAATAAGCTATATCATTAATATCTATTTTCATACTTTTATCTTTGGTATCTTACTATCGGCACTACTAACACAAGTCGGTGTTATACAAACTTTAGGTTCTTTAAACAAAGTAAATCCTTTATCAATAGTACCTAAAGGTTCATCATGGCAACTGTATCCTCTTTTAATCTCTCCGCCAGGTTCACGAATAATACAACTTTGATATCCTGCATTACACATCCACCCTTTAAATTTATTAAATCCATAAGCATTAAGTCTTTCTGCTTGATCTAATGTATGTTCATTACCATCTTTGTCATATAATGCTAACTGATTTACTTCTTGTTCCATATCTCTTTGTAAAATTTCTTTTTGGTCTTCATTATAGCCATCCACAATAGCACTAGCAGTAGAATTAGACTGAGGTTTAAGAGTAACGTGAAGACCCATATCGCTAAATCTTTTACTTCTATCATAATATTCCTCCCATAACTGTGGAACCATAACTTGATTAATTGTAACTAACACACCATGGTCTTGTAAAAATTTAAGTTTGCCACCAAATTCTTTTTCACTAGAAAATTCTGCATGATAACTTGCTGTTATACTTCTACGATCTAATCCTTCAGTTGCTGTTAGATACTTATTCCACCAATTAAATCCTGGACTAGCATTAGTAGTCATATGCAAACTAAGATAACTGCTAACTGGATCTTTAAATGCTTTAATTAAATTTATGAAATTTTTATATGTAGTCGGTTCTCCACCACTAAAGCTAAAATGAAACTTATCAAATCCATGAACTCTAGCTTGGCTTTTAATTTCATCCATAGTACGAATATAATCTAAAAGCGGTCTATGATCTAGAACTTTACTTTTAGCATAAGGCCAACAATAACTACAATCATAGTTACAGAATCTGCCTAAGATCCAACTAACTGAAAAAACATTATCTTCCAGCATAGACCTTTGACCTAATTTAACTATATCTTCAATTTTCTTTATCATACATTTCTTTGAGCCAATCAAAATCATTAATTTTAAATAATGCTTCCTTGTTGTCTTTATTCTCCTCGCCGTATTTTTTTCCTGCTCTTGCACCCATCATAGCATAATCGCCATTAGGTTTATTCATACCTTCATTACACCAAATAAGCAATCGTGTTTCTGTTTCATCATCTATTTGGCCTCTAATAAGTTTACTTGATAATTTTACACACTCACGAAAAGCACTTTTCCATGTATTAAAAGGATCTGTATTAAATGCTGTTACGTTACTAATTTCTGTATGAGCATAAAATTTATTGCTGATACTCGTTGTCATGTCTGGTTTAGTAACATCCATATCTATAGTTAATTGTCTAGGTAATAACTTTACACCACCATATCCATATACTAAAAGATTTACAGGATTTTGACAACGCCATACATGAACAGCATCTAAATCCCAATCTTCACAAATATAATCAAAAGTAAAATCATCCTTTAACTTTGCATCACCATCAACCACCCAAAACATTTTTGTAAAACATTTTTTAGCCGCGGCTATATGAGCTTGGTGTATGCCTTTTACTCCGTGAACTCGTTTAGCCATTGGATAACGTTCTTTTAATTCTGCATACACATCATCTGCATTGGGTTCTTCATAACTTATAAAAACAATATCATACATAAGGTGCTATTTCCTTTGCTAATTGTTTGTGTAATACTCTTCCAGGATGAGCATTGTCTGGAAAATCATCTGATCTCATCATATAAGCAACAATTTCTTCATAATCATTAACTATCTTTTTAAATTCTTTTGTTCTTGCTAACCCAGGTCTAAGGGCTTGAATATTATTTAGAGCTTCCCAAGATGAAATGAAAGGTAGATCCCTACCTATAATATTTCTTAACCAATCTTTATGAACGTGTTTAATAAACGAATAATCGTTTTCCATGTTCCAAGTACGCCCCCAACCTTCAATTATAATCCAAGGAATTTTTGTTTCATCATAAACACGCTGAGCAGAATCAAATGCAACTTGTGTTAAAGTACGATCTAAATCGGCAATTGATTTAATATCATCTATTCCAGCTTCATAACTTGCTTGAAAATGTTTTTCTAAATCAACTAATCCTGCTTCTACAGCCGCACTACGCTTATCTTTAACTCGTGTATAATTTCTAGCAGGCTCTGTTAACATCCAAATAATAACATCAGGATTATAAAATACAGGAGAGGTAAATGGTGGTGCTAATCCTAAGGCTTCTTCTGCTCTAAAAACTGCTTCAAAGTTCCCGGCGCCGCCAAAAGAATAATTAGCAACTGCATGGCCATATTCAGTTTCTAAATAATATCCAAAGCCTGGCCAAACTAACTGAAAAGGTTTAGGATATTTTATATCAAGATATCGATCTTGATTGTAAGGTCTAAAAATAGTATTGTCTACGTTAGAAGCACATCCTGGTCCAGGAGTAACTTGACCCCATTCTCCTAATCCGTTACTGTCTCCAACTATTAATATTCTTTTCATCGTGTGTTGCCATAATAGATTACCTTGTGTTTATTTGATTTATATTTTCTCCAAGGATCTACTACAATACTATCATCATTCAAGAAGCAATATAGCTCAGAATGTGCTAATAAAACAATTGCACTAAACGGTCCTTTCTGTGGACTTACTAATGGATCAACTTGAATACAATGATATCCTAGTTCAAAACAATAGTGACCAACTAATAAACTATAACTACCATCTGTAATATTAACTCCTGGCTTATAACTAACTCCGTTCAAGAGTATTGGCAGATTAGTTTCTATAGCTAACTTAACTAATTTCTTAGCCATGTTCTTAGCTTGTACTTCTCGTGTATTCATTATAGCATCAAACAGATCATATTGCAAGTCCAATTTTTGGGCCATAAACCGTAATGCAATATTATCTCTTGGATGACAAGATCCTCCGTCTCCCATTCCTGCTGTCATATATTTTGAACTAATAATCCGATTTCTACTTTTTGAAAGAGCATTAGTGACTACATCAACATTAATATTACCTTGCTTTTCAGCAACATCTTGAATCATATTAACAAATCCAAGTTTCATACTAATAAAAGTATTATAAAAAACTTTAACGCATTCTGCTTCATCCCACGTTCCGACTTCATAACGTGGTTTATTTTCCATTACTG